ATCTGACATTAATAAATACGATTAGTAAATTTGATAAAAAAATACACCAATTTGTGACTAAAAATGGTGGGTATTTGATTGAGCTTGAAACACCGTTCAATTAAATACTAATGTGGATACCTTCATAAGTAAAATATCATCCTGTAACGCTCGTGAGTTCTCGTATAATGATGAGAATTTCACGCTCAATAAATTTGAAAGATACTATGATGGAGGGTATAAATTCAATTTTTATAACGCATTTTCCAACATCAGAGATGTCAAATATAAAAATTACAGTATTTTCTATCTGACTGATGAACGTAAGCTGTCTGATTTAACTGTTAATGAGAAAAATGTTATAAAATTGGAAAAATCTCTGACTTCTTTAAATTTTGGAGGAATTTATTTGGAATTCAAACCAAAAGATGCCAGACAATTGGCATTATCTGGTATTTATACGAGTTATGATTATTATGGAGATTATTCGTTCTTCAATATCACATCAGATTCGACCAATTTCATAATTGATTTGAAAGATTCAAATGTGTGCAACATTTACAAAATTTACAATTATAAAAAATACTATCTGACACAAGATTCCAACAACACTGTTAATTTTTACACTAGAAAATTAGGATTGTCTGGCATAGATTTCAATTACATTTACTCTAGCTCTAATAACTCGTTATGCCTATTCAGAAATGATGGATCTTGTAAGTTACTAACAAAACAAGGTAATACTCTAACTTTGGTTCCGTTTACGAGTGCTAATAAAATATTAGCTCCCCTGAACAACATCAAAATCGACAAAAAAATCTATAACAATATTGACAACAATGAGAATTTCACATTGGTTGGTTATGAGGAGAGTAACATCATTCCAGATAATCTGATAGAAAAAGATTTATCCAACAATTTCCTATTACATTCTGAAAACGATGATGTTGAGATCATTGCTCTGAAAAACCAATTGACTCAGGAAGACATTTTCACATCTGGCAACACTTTAATATCTTCAAATAATTCTCCTTTCTATCTGAAAGAGATGAGGTCATATACATCGATTTTTAATGATATTGATAGTGAAAAAGATGAAAGTTTGTCTTTGAATTATGTATTTTACAATAAACCTTATATCATTAAAAGTGGTATAAATACGATCAAAGCTCCAAACGATCTAAATCCTTTCACAAAAATCAACATAAATGATACAAAATTTGTAGAATCGGGGGCATTTTCATATACAACTCCTCTGTATGCTGATAAGGTTTATAAATTGGATAATACCAATGGATACACTGATGGGCAAAATTACCTATGCACTTGGTTATCTGGTTCGCCTTTAAGTGATAATAAAGTATGGGTAGATAGATATTATTACCCTGATCGTATTGAAAAGGCATCTGCATTAGCAACCAATTCAACTTTCAATGTTACTTACACTGATTTGATCGAACAATTAGTATCTGGAAATGAACTTATCAAACAAAGTCTGTCGGCTTATCAGGTTTTTGACAAGAAAAGCGATTTCATCATTGAACCAAATGATGTATTTATATATGAACGGTTAAATTCTTTACCCGATATAATTTCTCCAAATGAAATTCCAGTATGTGGAATTGAAAATTCCAATTATTTTGAAGAAATAAATTATTTCGACAATATAAATACGGATGGTGTTTTTTCCATATTCTTTACTTTCAGCGGTGATAATACCAATTGGTCGTTTACTAGTAAACGCAATAATATTGATGGTGGATTGAGTATTGATAAAAATAACAACAATGATGGTAATATTTCCTTCCTAATGAATTTGTATGATCCTAGTAATGAAACTATTATCGGTTTTGATGCTACTGCAAGCTTTAAAAAATTAAAGATTAACACGTTGGCAGTTGCTATCGATACTATTAATGGAAGAGGATATTTCAATCTGAATGGCACAATTATCAAAGAGTTCACTTTTGATAAATCACAATTTTTTGGTAAGAAAATACTTTTCGGAGACTTTGTTGAAAATGATCATATTCAAAATTTCAAAATATATACAAGATATATCGATTTTGATGAGTCCTTAATATTACCATATATTAATGGGTTGCAAAGTATAGACACTCTAGTTATCACCATTCCATCTGGACAACGAAATAGTGAAGATGAAATCGAATTATTACAAAGTGTCTGTAATAATCAAACCTTCAAATCAAATCATGTCGATATTTTGGTTAAGAATATTAATCTCCCTGATAATATCAAAAATGAATTGAAGAAAATTGTAATGGAAACATGTAAATCCTTCTCACCTTTAACTTCGGAAGTAAATAACATAGAATTTATTGAATAATGATAACATATTTTAAATATACAAACGGTGAATCCTTTACCTCAAATGGTATTGATTATTCAGGATTTTTTAATGTTGATAATGGTATAGCCTATACTGGCAAAACCAAAGACCAATTCTCTGAAGAATTGACATCGAAAAATAATTTCTCGTCAGAATTTTATCTTAAAAAATTAGAATTTGATAATCAATTTGATTCGATTCAACGCATAACACCATATTACACTAATGCTTTCGATGTTTTAAATAAAAATGAATTAGATAAAATTTTCGATAAAATCAATACAAACAATTTGATTGTTTTCAAATCTTTGATTATTAGTAACCCTCAAATCGTGGATTTTGATGAAAACGATTGCCATTTTTATGGACTATCATCAACAATTAAAGATGAAATAAATAATGATTTGATGGTGGGTAAAGATGTCGTCACCCATATTGATAATTTTGACTATTCTAATGAATGGAGTTTTTTGGAAAAGGTAAAATATGGTGATTTTGTAGTAAAATCTGATCAAAAATTCAAATATCTCTGTTCGACTGGCAATGATTTGATAACTATAGATGGATCGTTCGACAATACTTCTTTATTAACATATAGCATTCAAGAATTGTCAGTAGATGAAGAAGTTTATGGTATAACTTACGATGAATTTGAAAATAAAATTAATATAATCATAAATGGTGTCATTGAAACTTATGAAGGATTGAATTATATTGAATGTGGAACTTTGATTTTAGTTGATAGTCTTCAAATCGGAATTACTGAGGAAGTTCTTTTCACTTGGGATTATGATAAAAATTTTTCCGATACTAATAAATTATTTACTACTAATCTTTTCACAAGAAGCATATATGACACCAAATTTATGAAATTTGGTAATAATATGAGAACCATTATCGATGGAAATATTCTCTATCTTTGGAATAAAAAATCATCAACTTTACTTGGAACAGTAAATCTTCTCGAATATAACATAGAAAACGTTTCTGCTATTGATATCAGAGATATTGACGATTTTGTTATCATTTTACATGAAAAAAATGGCGTTTATTCGATTGCTACATTTGATCCTTATTCAATCACCGATACTTTTATCAATTATGAGATAAGTGATTTAGATAAAGATGATTACGATATCACCTTTTCAACTCATGATTCGAATATTTTCTTTATAAAAAGTATTAAAAATGTGGAAACGAGATTTATATCAAATCCAATTAACACTGCTGGTAATTTCAAGAAATTCAATTTGAAATATCCTCCCGACTATCTCTGGAAAAACACTTATCGTAAATTTGACAGTCGTAACGCTCCAATCAAGTGGAATACGAATAGAATGAATGCTAATAACTTTTATAACCTGATATTCAGTGAAATTACTAAGGGTGATAAAAATTATACATTATTACATAATTCTGGTAGACTATATGCTTTAAAACAACCTATTGTAAGCACTAGATACTCTGCAATTGATAATAGTATTGCTAAAAATTTCAAGAATGTAACATGTGGTGATTATTCGTTTGGTATTTTCTTCAACAAAAATCTTTTAAACATTCTGAAAGACGTATTAACACTCTTTACTAAAGCATCAAATTCATTTAATTTCAAAAAAGATGATGTATTATTGAATAATATCAAAGCAATTGATTACGATTTGGATAATTTACGGATCAATGGTAATGAGAGTATCAACACGACGACAATGCAAAGGATTTTCACGTCAATAACTGAAATACAACAAAAATTAGTTGCTAATTTGACAACGGTAGAATAAATAATAATATGCTACCTGATCTCACAGACCAATTCATTGCAGATTCGTATACGGGGATTCTACACACCTCAAAAATTCCCACTACTGGAACTAATTTGCCCAAAGTTTATGACGGTTTGGGTAATAAAACATCTTTTAGTATTGGATCTGATGGTAATGGGGCATCTTTTACAGGGACTTTATCATCTGGTAATTATAGCATTGGTAATTATGCTACGTTGATCGACTATCTTTATCCAATTGGGTCGGTATATTTCAGCGTTGGTAATACTAACCCCACAACTAGGTTTGCTGGAACTGTATGGACTCAAATTTCACAAGGAAGATTCATTGTAGGTGTTGGTTCTGATCAAGATGATAATAGTGTAACCAAAACATTTACTGAAGGAGAAAATAACGGTGAATACCAACATACATTGACTGTTGCCGAGATGCCAGCACACACCCATACTTTAAACGATTTTAAATATGTTGGGGATAGAGACAATGATGAAAATAAAGGGTATTGGGATGACGGTGGCACTGTTGAAACTGAATCTACTGGTGGTGGTTTACCCCATAATAACATACCACCTGGTTTTGGTTTGTATGTATGGCAAAGAACTTCATAAAATATTGATTGATTACATAGTAGGCAAAAAGATTACTTCTAAATAAATAATAACATGGCACTCCCAAATCTCACTAGTCAACCCGTTTCGCAGTCTTACAAGGGATTGTTACACACATCAAATACAGAACTCACAGCAGAAACAGATCCCCAAGTGGTTTATGATGGGATGGGTAATAAAACATCCATGAAATTAGGGGGTGATAAAAAAGGTGTAAGATTCACAGGATCAGTAACTGCTGATGATTTCAAAATAGTAGTTGGCTCATCAGAGAAAAAATTAATTGATTACATCTATCCAGTGGGTAGCGTGTATCTAAGTGTGGAACCAACGATTCCACCGAGTTTCTTATTCCCCAACACAGCGTGGGAGAGAATTTCAGAAGGACGGTTCATAGTCGGTGTTGGAAGTTCTGCTGATATTAACGGTGCATCTAAAACATTTTCACTTGGTGATAACGATGGTGAATACGAACACACATTGTCCATAGCTGAAATGCCAACACATAGACACGGTTTTACTGGTGCTAATGGTAATACGAACGCTCAAACAAGATCACCATTTGAATTAACAAATGACGATGCGGAACAAACATGGGAACCTGGATCAGAAGCAAATATTGGTGATATAGGTATTTTAGATACTGGTGGTAATCAAGCACACAACAATATACCTCCTTCGTTTGGATTATACATCTGGAAAAGAATTTCATAATTATGCCTGACATTTACATATCAAAATTAAAATTTCGCAGAGGGACAAACGATCAAAGAAAATCGATTCGTTTGGATCAGGGAGAACCTGGATACGCAATTGATACCAATCGTTTATACATTGGAGACGGTGTATTGAGTGGTGGTGTTTCTGTAACAACGAAAAATCATGTACCTTTGGTCAATTTCACCAGTTTATCTGATACCTATTCGGAAGTAGGTGATATTGTTTCGATTAGTAATATCTGGTATCAATTGACTGCCAATCCTTACACTGATATCACAAAATGGGGCAGAATCGCCACAAAAGTATCACAAGAATTTGAGTATGATTCGTCTTCGACTATCAATTTAAAATTGAGTGGTCTTTCAGCTTCCAAAATAAACCCTGCTACTGTTAGTAATGGGTTACATATCTTAAATGGCAAGTTGGAAATTAATTACAATCCAACATTTTTCAGTCTTTCAGCTAATAAATTATCGTTAAATGCTGCTTCAATCACCACTAGAGAAATATTATCATCATCATTTGGTAATGGTCTGAGTGGTGGAAATGGTAATATCATCACTTTAAAAGCTGATCCGAATAGTTTCACATTCGTTAATGGTGTGCTATCTGCTAATTATACTTCGATATATAATTCGATTAGTTCTTACGGAAATCAAAATCAATTTTTCACTCCGCAGAGTTCTGTAAATAGCCTAACAGCATTAAATGCAAATTTTGGAGATGTTGCCACTGTGGGCGGTGTATTATATCAAGCATTTGAATCGACTAATGATTCATTAAGTGCATGGGAAGATATTGGCGATAGAAAAGCAGTTCAAAGGTCTGTGTTCGGCACTTTAACTGGTATGTCATCGTCGAACTCTTCGAACACACTCTCATCCATTTTCAATGGAACACCATCACATACTATCACAGGTGCTATTCCAGGTCTTCGGTTGACAAAATTTGAGGCAATGTCTTCAAATGGTGTCACTAGCGTGATGATAACACTATCTTCCGCTGGATTCTTAACTTTTGAGGGTGATTCCACATCAAAAACAGGTCAACCATTCGGTAGATTCGCAATTCCAATTTTCGCATATTAATCATGAGTATACAAATCTTCAATAACACGCTATTAAAAATTTTATTCCGTCAAGGAACTGATAATGAACGCCGAAATATAATTTTTAATTCGGGGGAACCTGCTTTCACTACTGATACCAAACGATTATTTATTGGTGATGGAGTGACGACTGGTGGTGTCCTTGCTGGTAATCTATTTAAAGGGACGGTGACAAATATCACCAGTGTCGCTCCAGCAGAAATTGGTGATACTGCTTATAATAGTGACACTAAAATACTATATCGATTGAAGAGTGGCACTGGAGCTAATATTGGCGATTGGGAGGCTATCGGAGGTAAAGGAATTGATAGTAACATTCAGATAGCTAAAGGTGGTAGCACCATAACAAATTTAGTGAGCAGCACTAGGACTAATTGGGCGACTTTATCAGGTAGTCGAGATATGAACACGTTTTACATAGTATCTGACAATAATTATATTTTAATGTAATTTAAAAAATAAATTTCGTAAATCTATATTCTATCATGTCTACTACTACTACTTTTCAACCTACTACTACTCCTCCACCTACTACATCTACTACTACTCCTCCACCTACTACATCTACTACTCCTCCACCTACTACATCTACATCTACATCTACGTCTACTTCTACATCTACCTCTACTTCTACGTCTACTTCTACCACCGCTACAACGACTCCACCGCCAACAACAACTGTTCCACCTGAAACAACAACTGAAAAATGTTGCGTACCGCAACCAGAAGTCACGGTAAATTTGCCACCCATCGTGCCGAATTTTACCACTATCTCTATACCACCATTATCGGTTTCGTTGATACCACCAAGCACTTTAAATCCTTTAAATATCAATATAACAAACACGACCACTACAACTACTACAACTACCACGACTACTACGACTACTATTCCAACAATTTTAATTCCAAAATGTATAGATAATACTTGTAATAAATTAGGATTCTAATAATTATTTACATGCGAAAACTGACCATTGGAATGGCGACACATGATGATTATGATGGATTATATTTCACCATTCAAGCGATAAGAATGTATCATTCGGAAGTGTTGGATAATATCGAATTTGTAATTATTGATAATAATCCTGATTCAAATCATGGTAAAGCAATAAGGGATTTAACAAATTGGATGAAAGAACCGTTTCAATATCTTCCTTTCGTAAAATACAAATCAACCAGTATTAGAAATAAAATATTCGAGTTGGCAGATACTCCCTATGTGTTATCAATTGATTCTCATGTCCTTTTGGAAAAAGGATCTTTAAAAAGACTGATAGATTTTTATGACAGTGGTTTAGATGATGGTAATCTCCTACAAGGACCGATCATTTATGATGATTTGAAAAATTATTCAACTCATTTCGACTTTACATGGAGAGGACATATGTTAGGCACTTGGCAAACAGATGAAAGAGGATCAGATAAAGATAACGATCCCTTTGAAATTCCCTCTCAGGGTCTTGGTCTTTTCTCGTGTAGAAAAGATTCTTGGTTAGGATTTAACAAAGAATTTCGTGGATTTGGTGGAGAAGAAGGATATATCCATAAAAAATACATAAAAAATGGTAAAAGAACATTATGCTTACCGTTTTTAAGATGGTTACATCGTTTTAATAGACCAAACGGTGTTACTTATCCAAATAAATACGAAGAAAGATTTCGTAATTACATGCTAGGTTTTCACGAATTGAATCTTCCGACAAACGAATTGAAAGAACATTTCAAAGACGTATTATCGGAAGATAAACAATCGGAAATTGAGAAAGAAGTTATAGAATTACTCCAAAATTCCTAGATCATACTCATATCGAACATCGGAAAGCATTGCATGGTATCGCTCATCAATGTATTTTTCAATTGCCAGTGGCTTAATCATGTTAATAGGGTTAATGTTTAGTTCTTCAGCTTTGTTTTCAATGAAGATAAATGCTTCTGCTAAACATGCCCATCTTGCAAATTCAGTCAGTGTCATTTCCACATTTCCTTTTTTAGTTTCTATTTTTATCATTTGTATTTTCGTTAATTAGTTTATCAATGTTAAGTTCTTCGATTGGTTCAGTGATCAGTATAGTATCCAATTTAAGTGTGACGGAATATTTGTTTTTGCAGTAGTCACATTCAACAACAAATTCTTCCATTGGTTTAAAAATGCCATCGAACATGTTGTTACCACAATTACAAGGGAATTTGACAGATGCATCGTCCAATAGTTCCTCATAATTTTTAATAACTTCTTCTTGCTCCGTGATTACTGTGTCAGATTCTTGGAGCATATTCTCCAGAGTCTCGACGCGCTCATCAACTTTTTTCTTTCCCAAAAGTTCTTCCAATTCTTCCACTCTTTTATCATTTGTCTTCTTATTTTGCGACCAGTAATAAATCGAACCGTAACCTAATCCAGCTAAGACGAATGTTTTAGAGAATGTTCTCAAATTATCCGATAACCCATAAGCAATGGCACTTGAAGCCACTACTCCCAATAATATCTGTTTCCCGTATTTCATATTTGTTTTGCTTTTAAAATAATATCTGCTGCGATGTCTGGATCAAATTTGAAAGAGATCTTAGATGACTCCATGATTCCTTCCAACCTGCCAAATTCTTCGTTTACCATTTGTTCCAATCGCTCGCATGTGTAGTATTGTGGGCTAGTTTTTAAATCCATCAATTTCTCCCAATACTTCTCATCAAATTCCTTGACGTTTACCATGTATTTACCAGTGGTGAAGAACTCAATACCGACTTTACACAATCGAAGAATTTGAACAAAGTTTTTTGGACTGAACCCATAGGTTTCTACCGCTTTTTTCCTTTTACCGCCTAATTGACCGCTTCTTTGCCCAGTAGCCAATCGAATTTCGCTGAATACATAACCCTTTAATGAATTTTTAAGGGTATTAGTGTCGATTAGATCGTAAGCATGGGACGCAATCTCATCAAAGATTGGATGTTTGTATATAAATGCTGTGTCGGGAGCGAATAATATCTCCAATACCTGAGTATTGCTCTTTCTCAATAATTTTAAGTATCGAGTGATCTCATAATAAGTAGAATCAATGTCATCAGTCTGGACAATCGATTCAATATTATCCAAATTAGCTAGATATCGCTTATTTTTAGCAACAAATAGACCACGATAATCAACATCGGACTCTGGCGTGTTCAATCCATACAAAGTAGAACCACCGATCAATTGACAGATTAGCTTTCCTTCGCAATTTTTATATGCTTCGTGATTTTCAATACTACTATCTTTCATTTTCTCAATCCTCTACAATTTGATTTCATGTCCACATGTATCCTCTGTATTTTACAATTGTATTCATCAATTCTGTATCTTTATTCAAAAGCGAATCTTCTAGTGCTACAAATTCATCAATATTAGTCCCATCCCACTCATCAACCTGTTTTTTCAAAGCAGGACGCTCATTTTTCAGATAAAGATACACATCGTTAAGTTCTTTTTGTCTGAGTTTGATGGCATCCACAGTATCCTGTCTGACATGTCCCTTTTGTAACTCTTCAGAAAAGTCATAACAACTGTTATTAAGCCCATCTTCTTTTTCAACATAATGAATTAAGGAATTGAAAAGAGCAATTTCAATAATCGAATCTTTATCCATCCAATCACCTTTTAGTTTGTCAGTTAGCCACTTCTGTTTGTTTTTATTTTTCTTTTTCTTGCTCATATTAATTAAAAAACAGTTGCTCATGGAGACATTCCATGAATACGCTTCATTTTTGATTTTTTGGGGATTTTAAACATGCCCCAACTATAATCTAGTTTTTAATCGTTGCCAATGGTATAATTCGACAATATCTTGTCACCATTTTTCATCAAATACATCATGATCTTCTCCAGATTACCTTTTAGCTTAATTAGATCACCATTTTGTTGATATTTTTCCATTTTAATAATATTATCCAATTTAGAAGACGCTTGAAATGCACTATCTTGGATATTAGCCAAATATTGAGGTAAACCCTCGAATTCATATGGGAGAGTGTCTGGTGCTTGCGCCAATTTCTCATCCGTTTTGTATTTTCTCATCTGCTCAGAAGGATTTAAAGGATTTTTGAAATCAAAATCAATAGCACCAGAAGCGATTGCAGTGGAATAAGGAGAATTAGAAGCAGCCATATATAGATTATTTAATCATTTCAGCTAAATAATAGTATGCGAAACAAATTTCAAGCTAAATTCATTAAATTACTCAGAGAAGCACCTGAACTCAATTTCGATCCTGCTGCTGAAGAAGCTGCTGCCGCTGGACAATTAGATGATGGAATCAATCTTGATGAATATGGTGTGGATACAGAAGCAGATCCAAATGTTATGGCTACCATGGATGGTGGTGATTCTCAAAATCAACAAATGATTTCCACTGTTGATACGTGGAAAACAAATCTAGAAAAAATCGATAGTTATCTGAGAGATACTGTTTTGGCATCCATTTCACAATCACGTAATAACACCATTATTGGAGATTTGACGAGTGAATTAGGATCAATCGAAAGAATTCTAAATAATATTAGTGAATTCACCAATGCGATTGATATGTCTGTTGCTAAAAAACGCGAATAAATAATTGATTATTTGATCAATTTCATCTTCACAGTTGCTGCCAACCCTTTATAGGTGTTCTTCAGAATTAAATCTGTCGGGTATTCGTTCATTTCATAAGCCATACATACGGCATTTATGTCTTTGAATCGTTTTCCATCGTATTCAGGCCATATAAAGACTTTCTCCCCCATCTCTATGAGCTTTAGGGTTTTTTCTCGTGCAGTCTTATCGATCCATTGGCTATCAAGCACCCAAATTCTCTCAAAGAATTTTAAACCATCCATTTGTTCTTGTTGACTAAAAGTAAACAATTGTTCACCTTTAGTAATACCTCCAATACCTAATCCGTTTTTTACGAAACAAGCATCTAACGGTCCTTCAATGATAAACACCTTATCTAAGTCAGACGATACTCGCTCGATACCGAAGACACTTTTATCTCCACCGTCTTTTGACAAGTAACTCGGAGACTCATCATCCAAAATCCTTCTGGATTGGTAATAGATTATCTTACCTGACTCATCTTTGAATGGTATCACTAGACGGTTATTATGCACACGGTCTTTCAACGACAAATAGAATGCATCAGGACGGTTTACAGCCTTATTCAATCGTCTCTCCTTGATATAATCCAAGGCTTTTTGGACAATCTTATTATTCTTGTAGTAATCTGTCTGATTTTTATCAGATAAATTAATACTATCCACTGGTAAAGACGATGTAGTCTTTGGTTTTTCTTCTTTTTCTTCTAAATCCATCACATTTATCATACCGAAATTACCTTTTTCAATCTCATCGACTATTTG